TTTACCACAAATTGTTAATGAGGAAACAACAGGCTGTTTAAGTGTAGATGGTAGTGATATTAAATGGATTTTGGTAAACGCTGTGAAAGAACTGTCAGCACAGGTCAACGAACTAAAAGATGAAATTAAAACTCTGAAAGGAAAGTAAGATGAGTGAAGAACTAACTGCAGAAGAAATTAATCAACATTTTTCTGCAATGGACGACAGTGTTAATTTAATAAATAACACTATTGCAGATGATACTCAAGCATTAGAAAATGCTATGGGAAGTGCAGAAGAAGTAAAGCTAATGATGAAACGTAATACTGACCATCTTGAAATTCAACTAGATAAAGATTGGGCAGTAGCAGATAATCGTGATAAGTCTTCATATACTGATGCTATCACTGCTGGTGTAAACTATATTAACGGATAGGAAAATGGAAACTGAAAACAACGTAGTAACAATTAACGGTCAAGAATATATTGAAGATAATCTTAATGATAATCAAAAGTATTTTATAAATCAAATACGTGACCTGCAACTAAAAGCAGCTAATCTAAGATTTCAACTAGACCAAGTAGTTGTTGCTCAAGATAAGTTTACAGAAGAATTAATTAAAACAGTGGAGGTTGTGGAGGAAGAAGAAGAAGAGTTTCCTCAAATCAATTTGAATTAAATGTTTTATTATATGTCAATTATAGCGTTTATGACACTGGCTCCTATGAATATACCTGTGCAGGAAAAATCAATGGTAGGTCCATTTCCAAAAAAGTTTCAGTGTATGACTTATAAAGCACAAGTATCTGACATGATTGACAGTGTTCCAAATGCACAACTTATAATGGGAAAATGTGTTGAAAGGCCAGAAAGTTAAGTAATGTCAGGATTTCAAAGAAGTGTTATGATGTCTATGGGTGGTGGTATTGATATTACTACTACCTCTGATGCTGAGAATGTTAATCTCAGAACATTACTTGATGCAGCAGGGTTTGATAATGATATACCAACAAAGATTACTTACAGATTAAACTCTGGTGTAACTTTAACTTCTGCAGAACCCGGTACTAATCTTGAAGGTCCAGCATGGCAGACAGGTACTATTGGTAGTATACATACTGTAATAGTATATATCAGTGGTGATATTAAAGGCTATGGTGGTGCTAGTGGTACTAGAGGAGAATCATCTAATTCAGAAGGTGCTAATAATGGTGGTAATGGTGGTACAGGTGGTGATGCTATGTCATTTGCATGTAATGCCACTCTTGTTGTAAACTCTGGTGCTTCTGTCCTCGCAGGTGGTGGGGGTGGAGGTGGTGGAGGTGGAGCCTATGATGAAGATAATCAAGAACATGTGGGTGCTTCTGGTGGTCTTGGTGGTCGTGGTGCTGGTACTAATGCTGCTACAAGTGGTGGTCCTGCAGTAACTGAAGATGATAGTGGTGGACGTGCTGTTTCAGGTGCTGGTGGTGATGGTGGTAATTATGGTGCATCAGGTAGTAATGGTTCAAACGCATCAGAAGGTATGATTTTAGGAACAGGTGGTACTGGTGGTTCTGCAGGATATGCAGTTAAAAAGAACTCTAATACAGTAACGGTTACAAACAATGGTACAATTACAGGTACACAAGGATAATTAAAATGTTATGGATATTATATCGGGAGATGTTAAATGGCAAGTACATACACAACTAATTTAAGGCTGACTAAACAGGGTGATGGAGAGAACCCTAATAGTTGGGGTCAGATTCTAAATGATGGTGTCATTAGTCTTGCTGATGAAGCTATAGCAGGTTATACTACTATATCTATTGGTAGTGCTGCAACAGTAAACCTAACAAATAATGATGGTGCTGATGACCAATCACGTAAAGCTTTCTTGGAAATTAAAGGTTCAGTTGGAGGAGTAGCAACTTCAATCTTTCTTGTTGTCCCTAATAATAGTAAATCCTATGCTGTATTAAATAAAGTATCTGCTAATAATGATAGTGATGTTGTTATGATGCGAGTGGCAGGTAATACTGGTGTTACTCTAGGAAGATCATCTACTACATTTCAACATGTTGTTTGTGATGGAGCTTCAGTAAGAAGTGCTAATCTTTTACCAAATAATGTTTGTATTACTGATAATTTATTTGTAGGGGGTACAGCCCAAATAGGTAGCACAGTAACGGTAGTAGGTGCAGGTACTTTTAAAGGTGCTGTATCTGTAGAAGGTGCTGCTAAGTTTAATTCTACAGTCACTGTATCAGGTGCATCTAATTTTAAAAGCACTGTAACAGTAGAAGGAGCGCAAGTAAATAAAAGTACAACACGTTTTGAAGGAGCCGTAACATTAGCTTCAGGTGCGCCTGTACATCAAGCAATAACAACACTTACAGATGCAGCAAGTATTGTTATGAATATGGCTACTAATAATCAGTTTGTTGTAACACTAGGTGGTAATAGAACATTAGCGGCTCCTACTAATTTAACAGTAGGACAAACAGGACATATTTATTGTATACAAGATTCAACAGGAAGTCGTACTCTTGGATATAATTCTGTATTTCAATTTGCAGGTGGTTCTGACCCTGTTTTAACTGCAGCAGGAGGTTCTGTTGACTTATTAGTATTCTCTGTAAGAGCTACTGATAAAGTTGATGGTGTAATGGTAAACGATTTAAAGTAATAATAAATGACTGAGTTACGTAAAATTAAACTTAAACAAGGTCTTCATAGAGAATCTACTCAATATGAAGAACAAGGTAAGTGGTATGATGGTGACCGTGTTCGATTTCGTGCAGGTAAACCTGAGAACATGCGTGGGTATGAAACAAAAGTTAGTGCTACATTTGATGGGAATGCTAGAGATTTAATTACATATAAAAGTGCTAATAGTAAAAAGAGGGCTGTATTTGGTACACCTAATAAACTCTATGAACATGATGGTGATAGAATTGTAGATATAACGCCAATTACTACAGCCGTTACTTTAACAAATTGTTTTGGTACTTCTTCTGGCACAACTAGAGTTTGTTGTTCTGATGCAGCACATGGTAGAAGTGTTGGAGATTATGTTGCATTTACATCTTCAGCAGCATTTAATAATGTTAGTTTACAAGGCAACACTTATCAAATTGTATCGGTAGACAGTGCTGCTGTATTTACAATATCTGTAACAGATGCTGCAAATGCTACAGGAAGTGATGTAGGGTCAGCTACATTTAATTATCTGATACCTACAGGTAATTCAATAGCTGTTGGTGGTACAGGTTATGGTGCTGCTCTTTATCAAGCTACTGTGTGCGCTTCTGACACAAGAGCATGGAACCAAGCAGCTAGTGCAGATGCTACTGATATTGTTTTTGATATAACACAATGGAGTCTTGACAATTGGGGCGATGATGTTGTAGCAAATAGAAATGGAAGTAATATATATTATTTTGATAGTGATGCTTCTACTGTACCTATTAGAGCTACATCTATAACAACTTCTCCTATTAGTGTCAACTCAATTGTTGTATCGCCCAATGATAGACACTTAATAGCCTTGGGAGCCAATGAGTATTCTCCTACTGCTACTGTAAGTGGTACATTTAATCCCATGCTGGTACGTTGGTCTGACCAAGATGATCGTACTAATTGGGTTCCTTCAGTAAGTTCTACATCTGGTGAGGTAGTTTTAACTGATGGTACTAGGATTGTAGGGGGTGTACGTTCAAGAACTGCTATTAATATATGGACAGATAATGCTCTTTGGTTAATGCAGTTTGCAGGACCACCATTTACATTTAAGTTTACACAGGCTGGTACAAACTGTGGTATGATTGCACCACATGCAGCAGTAGATTATAATGGTATCACATATTGGATGGGGTATGATAATTTTTATAAATATGATGGTTCTGTAAGAACATTGGATTGTACAGTTAAAAAATATATATTTGATAGACTTAATATAAAATATAAAGATAAAGTATTTACAGGTATTAATTCAGAGTTTAAAGAAATTATATGGCTCTATGCTTCAGATGAATCAGGAGTTACAGACTGTGATAGTTATGTGATATTCTCACCTGAAAATAATTACTGGACTTATGGTACAGGTATTTTTACAACATATGCAGATCAACAAGTATTTGGTAATACAATTACTACAGGTGTATCTTCAAATGAAAGTAGACTTTATAATAATGAGCCACCAGATTATTTTACTGCTAATAATAATACTATTACTTCTTTTATAGAGTCTGCTGATTTTGATATTAAAGATGGTAACCAAATATTATATATGAATAGATTAATACCTGATTTTGATTTAAGCACAGGAAAACTAAAAGTAAAAATTATAACTAAGAATTATCCAGAAAGTAGTGAAAGCACTACAAAAGAATTTGAAGTTACACAACTAACAGATAAAGTTAATTTTAGAGCAAGAGGAAGGCAAGCAAAAATAAGGGTGTCTTGTAGTTCACAAAATGCAAGCTGGCAATGGGGAGAAGTTAGACTAGCGGTGCAAGGTGATGGGGAAAGATAATGGCAAGATACCCAACATTTCCAACAAACTTTAATGGAATTAGTAATGATGAATTAAGAGAGTTATATAGCACAGTAGAAAGTTGGGCAGCATTATTAGTATCAGAACTTCAAACAAGAGATGTAGATGTTGATGCTGCTCCATCTACAAATATTTATACGGTTGTTACAGTAACAAATATAGGAAGACCACGTAAAGGAGATATAGCATATTCAGCAAGTAGTGGTAAGTATAAAGGATATGTTAGTCTTGGAACAGAAACATCTTGGCAGAATTTAAACTAATGAAAAAAATGTCACCAGAAGAATATCATAATTTAATTAATAATAGCACTTATATTAGTAATCTTAATCAAGGTAATGTTATTGATCATAGTAGATATTTATTAACACAGAAAATGAAAACATTTAAAAAAATAAAATCTGTTGAAGATTCAAATTTTATAGCAGATCAAACAAAAGCACAATCTAATTATGGAAGAGTGAAGTAATGTCAGTACCTAATATGGAAGAATTAAAAGAGGTTATGCAAAGTTCTACATTAAGGGACGATGCTAAATTAATGCAATCACCTCCGGGTGCTGGTAGTCCTCCTATGCCTCCTAGTGGACCTCCTATGCCTCCTAGCGGACCTCCTATGCCTCCTCAAGGCACTGATATGCCTCCTATGATGCCACCTCCTATAGATGGTGGTATGCCTCCTATGATGCCACCTCAAGATGCTCAATTACCACCAATGCCTTTAGCTCCACCTCTTAAAGAAACACTTAATACAATTTTAACTAAACCTAAAGCAAATGGTAAATCATTACAAGAAGAAGCTATAATAGACTTAGCAGATAGAGCAGGACTTAGTACATCAAAAGGTTTACCAATGGATGCTTTGATGCCTTCTCTTCAAACTCCTGTTACTGCAGAAACTGGTGGTGGATTAATGAATCTTATGATGCGTGATTTATTTTCTGGTCAAGTACCGGGAAAAGGTCATGGCATGGAAGATAATGTTTATATGCCAATAATAGAAAGAAAGGATGGAGATCAAGTAGGTACACTTGCTGTAAGTCCTGATGAATATGTAGTTGATGCTCATACAATGGCTGCATTAGGTAATGGTAGTGCAGATGCAGGAGCAGATGTTATGGATCAAGTAGTAAAGAATATACGGCAAAAAGCTTATGGAACAACGCAGCAACCAGAGCAAATTAATGGATTGGCTGCATTAAGACCAATGATGGAAAGGGTATAGTTATGGCGTTAAATTTTGGAGATAAACCAACCACTACCACAGGGACTCAGTTAGGTCAATATCCTGAGTGGATGAAAAAAGATATGCTTGAGGCACAAGATGCTTATAAAAGGCTCTATGAATCTAATTTAGAAAGAGGCTATAGACCATATACAGGCATGACTACTGCTGGTTTTACACCTGAACAAATTGCTTCTCAACAAGGATTAGCTTCTCTAGTAGGAAGCCAAGCTCCTATACAACAAGAAGCTCTTGGTTTAACTAGAGGAGTTACCTCTGAATTTACCCCTGACGAAGCTCAAAAATATATGTCTCCTTATCTTAGAGCTTCCCTTGATGCTCAGAAAGCAGCAGCCCAACGTCAATATGAAAGAACAAAGCGTCCTCAGTTTGAAGCAGAAGCAGTAGCTGCAGGTGGTATGTCTGGTCTAGGGTCTAGAGCCGCTATAGAATCTGCTGAAATGGAAGCAGGACAACAAAGATTATTGGCTGACATAGAGGCTACGGGGCAGCAAAAAGCTTATGAAGATGCTCAGAACTTATTTAGACAACAAAAAGAAAGAGAGAGGCAAACTGCTACTGATTTGGCAAATTTAAATAGGCAAATTTTTACTGGTGGTATAAAAGAGCAAGCTTTATTAGATGCTATAGGCAAAGAAAAACAACAGATGGCTCAGACAATGTTGGATGAAGCTCAAACAAAATATTATGATAGAGAAGAGTTTGCACGAAATGAACTCAATAAATGGTATCAGTCTCTTCTAGGTAATCCAATATGGAAACAACCTAACTATGCAACAACAGGTATTCAAGCTGGTGGTGGACCGGGATTAGGTAAAACTCTAATGTCATTGGCTGGTCTTGGAGTAGGTTTATTTGGTAAAGGTGGTTTTAAATTACCATTTAAAGGTGGTGGTTCTATTGGTGGTGGTCTTGCTTCAATGGCTCAAGCTCAACCTTATATGAACTACATGCGTAGAAATATGGGTGGTCAAGTTATGCCACCTATAGTGTATAGGCAAGTAGGAGGAGGAGAACTTCTTGATGAAGATGCAGCATTTCAAACAGGTGCAAATAGACCAGTATCAGATATTTACGCAGCAAGAGAAGCTGTTAAAGAAGCAGGTATGAATAGATTGGCACCTCCCAATGTTGGTTCTATTACCTCTTCAGTAGGAGAAGGTCCAGATATTTTAAGAAGAGCCGATGATCCTAGTGCTGTAGACAGAGTAAGGGGTTGGACAATTGCAAATTTAGAAAATTTAGCAAAGATTGAAGAAGGAAAAGTATTAGCAACTGGAAATGCTACTAAAGAAGAAATAAAAGGTATTAGAAAAGAGACAAAAGCTTTTCAACAAAAACAAACAAACAGATTTAATAAATATCAAAGCATGGTTAAAAACCTTGTTGGTGAAGATCCAAATGCATTTCAAAAGTTTTGGTTTACAGTTGCGGCAGCAATAGGTAAGCCGGGTGGTAATGCTTTTACTAATATGGCAGAAGGTTTTAAACAAGCTACTCTTAATGCAGATGCTGATAGAAAAGAAAAGAATAAAATGTTAATGACACTTGCAAAAGATGAAATGGATTTTATGAAAGATGTAGATAAATTAGGATTTAAGAGTGAATTAAAACTCTTGGGTCTTACCAAAGCGCAGCAAGTAGAAGTAGCAAACATGGATAGTAATATACGAAAAAGATTTATGGAGGAATATAAAATACATGGTGATTATTTAAAAGCCAAGGCTGCGGCTGATGCAGCTAAAGGTGATAATATAAAATCTGCAAGAATAATGAATACAGTTAGCAAAAGATTTATGAAAGAAGCTCTACAAGCTTATGGATATATTCTGGGTGAAGATGGGACGATAAATCAGGTACCGGGTAATACTGTTCTTTATAAAGATGCTAAAGATAAAGTAATAAAGCTATATCTTGATATGTTTGATGCTTATAAAGCAGCAAAAAAAGACCCAGTAAAAGGACAGATTGAAGCCGCCAAAATATTAAGAAGACATACTATAGGAAACCCTAATCCATTTTCTTCACGTAGTAATAATAATAGGCCACCACCTCCAGCAGGTGCTAGTCCTCGTTAGGTTAATATTAAATGGCTATAGCATACAATGATAAAACTGGTCAGGCATACACTTTAATAAATAATGAGTGGATTCCTACTCCTAATTCAGATATAGCAGATTCTGATTCAGGAGAAGTTTTTGTTTATGATCCAGAGATAAAGAAGTGGAAAAGTGCTTACGTTCCTCCTGTTGATCCTGAAGAGTTTGAAGAAGAAGGTGGGTATTATGGAAGTCTAAATGTAGGCTTACCTATTAAAACTGATTATTCAGGTGAAGAATATAAAGGTGTTTTAGGTTCTTTAAAAAAATATTTTGAACAAAAAACACAAAGTGATATATTAGCACAACAAGGTGCTGCTAGAATGGGAAGCAAAGTTGTTGTAGAAACAGCAAAATCTCCATTTAAATTAGCTGAATTTGCAGGAACTATAGTAGCTCCTAAGTATACAAAAGAAATAAAAGATGCAGTTGCTAATTTTGGTCCTGTACAAGCAGTTGATAATTATTTAAATAGTATTGGTTTAGCTGACCTTGATCCTGAAGTAACTCCTAATGAAAAAATAGTTTCTGATTTAATAGGTTTTATGACAATAGGTACTTTGGGTAAGAAGTCTGCTGAAAAAATATATGATGCAATAAAAAAGAAGTGGGGTAAATCAGGTGATGATCTTGTTGAGAAATCTATTAAACCAAGTTTAGCTAGAAGAGCTACTTCTGTAGGGGGATTTGGTGCAGGAGTTACTCATGCAGGTGTTCAATTAGAACCTGATGAAAATACTATTGCTAATCTTATTATACAAGATAAAGAAATAGCTGATGCTTATAAAAAGTTACGAGATAATCCTGAAACAGTAGATGATTTTACAACTAAACTTATGGGATTTTTAAATGGAATAAATAATAAACTTCCTGAATCTGTTAAAGAAGCTGTAAGAAAATTAGAAGTTAATCCTCAAGATAGTGAACAAGAAAAACTTATTAAAAGATACATAGAAGAAACAGGAATAACTACTGGTATAGGTGGTATTTTATTAGCAGCTAAGTATGCAACATTAGGAATAGCTAAACTAAGTAATCGTGTTACTTCTTTAGTTACTAAAGATAGAACAGCAAATGTTCCTACAACATCTAAAGATACAGAAGTAGTTTCTACAGAAGTTAAAGAAGTTACTCCTAAACTTTCAGAGGTTGAAGAGAAGCTAGTCAATGAAGAAGCTACAAAAAGAACAAGGGCTTGGGCTGATAAAAGAGTTATAGAAAGAACTCCAGATGACTTGCCGATTGATATGGAGGCTGAAAAACTTTTATATAATGAAAAGTTTGAAGAGTTTAAATTAGAAGTAATAAAAGATTTAGAATTTATGGGGGCAATAAAACCAATAAGACCCACTACTAAAGTAGAACCTGAAGTTGCTTCTACAGGTACAGCAACAGAACCTAAACTAGTTATTCCTAAAATAGGAGAACCTGAACCACAGCTTTCTCAACGTACTAAGTTTGTAGAAACTTTAGGAAAAGTAAATAATACATTAGCAAAATTATTTGCCAGTGAGAGAGGACTTCCTAAACAACTTTATGAAATGGTCCTTGAATCAGAAAATGCTTTTAAAAGTGAAGAAGCATTATTCTTAAATGATATAAAACAATTAACAAGAAGTAAGAAAAAATATAAAGTAAGTGATCAAGATTTTGAAAATTTTATTAATAAAGGCACGACAGATAATTTACCTTCAGAATTTATAGCTAAAGTAAGAGATGTTCAAACAAGAATACAGAGTTATAATGATCGTTTAAATGATTTATTAGGATTAAAAGGTAAGGATCGTATTCAAGTTATAGCTAAAGGGGAAGATGTTTATTATACTAAAACATATGAGGCTGCAGTCAATCCAGAATACTATCCATTATTTAAAGAGTTTTTTGCAAAAAGAGTAGATGATCCTGATAGTGTTGTTTATAAAAAAATACAGAATGCTAGAAAATTACTTAGAAGAGATTGGGGTATTGACGATCCAGATGAGGTTGATTCAACTATTCAAGGACTAGTTCAAAGAGTAGCTGAAAACCATCAGGATAAAAGTATAGTAGATTCTATTCTTACAGGAAAAGGTGGTATAGTTTCTCCTAAAGCAACTGCTGTATTAAGAAAACGTGATGTAGATTTAGCTCCAGAAATACAAGAACTTTTAGGTGTACATAAAGACCCATTAGGAAAATTAGAAACTACCTTAGTTAATCAAGCTAGATTATTATCTGAAGTAGAACTTATAAGTAATATACACAAGTATTTTAAAACAAATGTAGGTAAAGAAATAGATTTAGGTCGTTTAATACCAAAGTTCCCTACAATAAAAGCAAAGATAACTTCTCAAAAATTAGGTAATGAAGATCAAAGTTTTTGGGAACATATAATGAAAGATAAAGAAGGTTTAACAACAAGATTTAGTAAAGAAAAACTTTTAGAAGAATTTTTTACAAGTAAAGCTCTTGCAGATAATATTAGATTTGCTTTTGATTTAAATGCACCTGCTGCTTCAGGTTTTTCTAAGGTTTTAAGAACCACTGCTGCATTAGGACAAGCTAAAGAAACTATACTTGATTTTCCTGCATATGTATTAAATACTATGGGAATGATACAAAACTTAGCAGCCAACGGCACACTATTAAGTACACGAGCTTATCCAGAAGCTGTTAAAAGTATTGCTAAATTTGGATTGGCTGTTACTAAAAGAAGTAATCAGGCTGTAAATGAGTTTGCATTATTAAAACGTCTAGGAATTATAGATCAAGATGCAACTGGTGAATTAATAAGTCAATTAGCAAATGTTTATAAAGGTAATACTAAAAATCTTTATAAAAGAGTAATGAAAACTTTAGGTAAAGCTTATGGAACTCCTGATACAATAGGAAAATTAATAGCTTATAATGTAAGAAAAGCTAATTTAGAAAAAGCTAATCCAAGAAAATATTATAAAGGTAACATAGATTATGATGAATTTATTATAAGAAAGGCTGCTGAATTTGTTACTGATACAATGGCTACTTATCAACGTGCGCCAGCAGCAGCAATAAAGTTTGCACGTACTCCTTTGTTTGGTAACTATATTTTATTTACAACTGAATTAGCTAGAACAACTAAAGGTATGTTTAAACATACTGGTTTAGATTTAAAAGAAGCAATGAAAAAAGTATTTACAGGTCAACCCGGTGGTAGAGCGCATTTATCAATGGCTATGAAACAAGCTGCAGGTCTTGGTGCTGTATTTGGAGGATATGCTTTATATGCCAATAGAAATAACAGTTCTTTAAAAACTGAACCAGCACCGTATAATAATAATGAAGGAACTCCACTACCTATTAATAAGTATCACAAACAATTTTTAAATATGACTGCTGCTCCTTGGGCTAAAGGAAGTTCACCTATATTTTTAGAACCTTTTGTTAGAGATGATACTAGAAAAAATAAAGAAGATCGTTATACAAGAACAAGAGTTGTACACTCTAACTCTGCTGATATGTGGGATGCTGGTAAAGGGCCGGGAAGATTACTTCTTGGTAAAATGTTTGGAGGAGATTTTGCAGCAGGTATATCTCCAGATGTGTTGGATAATGCTTTTAAAGTAGCATTTCAAAGTATAGCAGGTCAGTTTGCAAGTCCTAAGTTTTTTGTTCAATCTATTATAAATTTACTATCTGGAGTGGATGAAAATGGAAGACCTATTTTTAACAAAATTCCCGGTGAAACACTAGCTGATAAAATTATAATAGTTGGAAAACAATTAGGTAAAGGATTATTGGCTGGCGGTACTTATAAAGCATGGAAAGATTATGTGGAATCAAGCAATAGTGAAGAGTTATTAGAAGAAGGTAGAGGTTTAAGAGCTAGTGGTTATCCTTTAAATATGAATGACATAAAAACATATGTGGCGACAGGAACAAGACCACAAACAATTAATGTAAATAAAGCTATGGGTTTCCACATCTATAATGATATGAAAGAAGTGGGGAAAAGTGCAGCAGCATTTAATAAATTTCTTGGAAGTGAGATAGTATTTAAAAAAAATAGAACTAATGAAGATGTACAAGAAATTATTAATAAGTATAGAGATTTACAAGAACGAAAACTAGGTCTTATGAAAAAAATTACCAAGAATTTAAATGTATTTAAAAATGTACAGTATGTTCATAAATTTTATGATAAGAATGGAAAGATAAAAGAAGAAGTAAAAAGGTTTAAAGTAGGAGACATTTTAAAATCAGCCACTGATAACTTTACTAGACAAATAGATAAAAATTTAATACTTCCTTTAACTACAGAAATTAAAAAGTCTGTTAAACGTGGTGGTGTATTTAGACCTGACATGCCTTTTTCTAGCGCATATGCGATAAAGTTAAGTCCTTTGTTAAGAAGTAAGGGATTTACTGAAGAACAAACAAAAGAAATTAATAAAGGATTAGCAAAATCTTATTCTGAATTTGCAAAAAAACCTTTGTATTTAGTTGAAGAAGAGGAGAGTAAGTAATGGATGGTTCAAGCCACATGATATGGAATGCTATACTGAGTCTTGCGTGTGGCTCGTTTATATGGTGGATAAGAGGTATTAATGTGAAGATAGAAGAGAATAGAAAACTAATGAGCAGAACTAGAGAGGAAATGGCTAGAGACTACGCACTCAAAGATGAAGTTGATAAAGACCTTGATAAAATTATGAGTCGCTTTGACCGTGTAGAAAG